GGAAAGCATCGCGTAGAATCTCGTACATATGGTAGAAGTACGGGAGTCCGTGGCGTCGAGCCTCTATGAGTACATTGGTGGCAGTGGAAGTCATTACAGAGTGATCGTTGTAATCTTTCTTCTTGGTCCAGAGCAACATTTCTTCAATGACAGCTTTTGGGAGAGCCCAAGTAAAAATACCATCTTCATTAACTACAAGCGAGCGCTTGAGGAAGGTGTGCATTTCTTGGGGCATCTCTTTTTCGAGCGGCCAGTTCTTCTCGGAATGGGTGGTCTCAAGGCCTAACTTTGCAGTTTCGGCAAAGATTTCAGCGGAAGTAACCTCCCAGGACTTGGGGAAAACGATGATAGAATCATCACCGTAATACAGAGCAAACATGGACTCCTTGACCTTATGAGGGGTGAAGAGAACAGTAGCTCCAGGGAAAGAGTACTTCCGATTGAGAATCTCAGTGAAAGCATAGAGACGGGAACTTTCGAGGTAGATGTTGTTGAGGAAGGTTGTGAGGAAGCCTCCTGACGGCTGATGGAAATCGAGCAAGTAAATGTAGCGTCCAATTTGATAGACGGAGTGGTAGTTGGAACAAATGTAAGTAGTGCGAGCCAGCTTGATCGCTGGGTCTTCGTTCTTAGGATACCATTCATTTATTGCTTGGGCGATCCATTGCGCAATGCACCATAATTGATGTCGGTCGAAACCTTTTTCATCATGGGCAATGCGGTTGTTGCCGTCTGAGGCTTTCATGAGGCAGGTGAGAACACCATCCTCAGGTGTGAGTCCGATTGAACCGGACACTTTTCCAGGGAATCGTTGGCGTGCACAGAGAGTTGCTTGAACAAAGTCTCCGCACAGAATGCGTCCAACGAGAACATGGTCGAGCGGGCCGGCAAAGTAGAGGCGCGTTTTTGAAGCGGCATACTTTTCCAGGTCCACACACTCATCCTTAAGTTGTTCTGTGAAGAACCAATCAGGGCATCTGCCGGTTTTGAGAATATCGATGTCGCGATGAACGGCTTCGAGTATCTCGGGTCGGGGGGCAGGGTGGTCACGAGAGCCCAGCCAGGTACCTTTGTTGGTGGGCTTACCTTCAGCAGCAGCCATGGAGTTCCATGGCTCGCCACCAGAGGCAGTGTGGTCAACTGAGGTCAAAGCACCTTTTCCGTAAGCAGCTTCTTCAAACGTGAGAATGCCTCTGTGTGGATGTCGCGGAACGACATTGACAGAGGCTCTTGCACATTCCAGCATCAACTTGTGATTGATGTTTGGCTCCTTTGGGCGAATCATCCTTGCATGGGCAAGGTAGAGAGGGTCTTCGCCAGAGGGTGAAGCATGTCTGCTT